CAGTTTCTTTAAACGATGCAGATATTAGAGCAATAAGTAACACTCATCCAGAATTTAATGGTGGTGGCCTGAATACAACTTCTGGAACACAAATATCTATGGGACAATTAAGAGGTGCTTCTGATATAGCAGTATCAGCAGGAAGTTATAGTGCAACAACGCCTTTTACGCAATGGGGTGATGAAGATTGTACAACCTCTGCAACCTTTACACCGACTAGCTCATGTTCTGTAGTGGCAACTCTACAAACTGCAAATAATAGAGTTCAATTAGTAAGTACGTCTGGCAATTCTGTTGATGGTTTTTCACAACAAACAACATTTATCAACTACACTAATTGCGAAGGCAACAGCGTAGATTTTCAAATCAAATGTACTTCCAATGCAACCATTGTAGATAACGGAGCAGGTTCAAGCATTACAGGTACTTTTAATAGCTTTATCAGTATGACTAATGGTTCTGCTGTTACTTTTGCTTGGCAAGCAGTAGCAAATTCAAGCAATCCAACTGCAAGAGTAAGAGCTACAAATTTAGTTTCTTTTAGTTTTAGGGTTAGATTTACAGTCGGAAGTGATAATCTATTTTTCCCAACATCAACAACTTCTGTAGATTCCTCTGGGCGACTACTTGATTTAAGGGCAAATCATGGTGGTGGAGGAACAGGTGGTGGTGGTGGTGTATAATAATATTTTTTAGGAGAAAATTATGGCGATAACAAAAACGCAAATAGTACAAAGAGTTGAGTGCTATCCTGCTGCTCATTACGAAGAGGATCAAGAACCTACATACCCTACTTTGATGGTAGTTTATAACGAAGTTTTTGATGATCCAAAAGATGATGATTTACCAATTATAGCAACTAAAGTTGTAAATTTAAGTAAAGATGATGGCAAGTTAGAAGAACAAGACGATTTTGTAAAGGCAATAGCTAACGCTTTATGGTCTGAATAGTTTATTTATTAGAATTTTTATTATAAAATTTAATTATATAACTTAGGAGAGTGTAATGAATCAAGAAACTAATTACGAGGCTTTGTATAACCAAATCTTGCAAGAGCTATCTAATGTGCAACATGTCAATAGATTGTTGTCATTAAAGGTTGCAGAACTGCAAGAAGAAAATGATAATGCAGGCAAAAAAGAAACCAATAAAAAAACCAACTAGGATTACGGCAGAGTTTGTAAACCATAATCTTGAGTTGCATGAAATACAATGCGCTGAAAGGTGGAAAACCTGCTTTAATCATTTAGAAAAACTAGACGATGACATTGGTAGTCTTAACCTTTGGATTAAAGGTGGCCTGACTACTATAGTCATCTCTCTAGTTGGTATCTTTATCAGCAACATTATTGCATGAACCTTCTCAAAACAATTGTCGATGTTATCAAGCCTGTAGGCAAAATAATTGACGATGTTCATACCTCAGAAGAAGAAAAAGCAAAATTAAAAAATGAGCTATTTGTATTGCAAGCTAAATTACAAGTAGAGGTGCTTGAATACGAAAAGACTTTATTAAGCAAACAAGCGCAAATTATTACTGCTGAAGCGCAGGGTAACTCTTGGCTACAAAGATCATGGCGACCAATAACAATGCTTACCTTTCTAGTTTTAGTCTGCCTTGATGCTTTTGGTTGGTTAGCGTTTCGTTTGTCAGATCAGGCTTGGGTTTTATTACAAATAGGTTTAGGTGGTTATGTTATTGGAAGAAGTGGTGAAAAGATTGCAAAACCTGTTATTACCGCAATGCAAAAAAATGAATAACAAAGATATACAAGATATGCTAATTAAGCATGAAGGCTTAGTTTGTAGCTTATATAAATGCTCAATGAGTGCAAATAGTATTGGCGTAGGTAGAAATTTAGACGCAAATGGTATTTCAGAAGAAGAAGCTATGTTTTTGTTACAGAATGACATAGATAGAGTTATTGCAGAACTTGACGACAATCTGCAAGGATGGAGAGCTTGGCCTCTAAAAGCTAGAATGGTTTGCATAGATATGACCTTTCAAATGGGTCTGCAAGGATTTCTAGGTTTTAGAAGAACAATAGGCTTAATGAAGATGGGAATGTGGTTAGAGGCATCAGAAGAATTGCTTGATTCTAAATACTATACACAAACACCATCTAGAGCCTTATATAACTCACGTCAACTTTCTTTGTGCCAAAATGGCCAACAAGACATCGGAAGATCATCAAAGTAATTCAAGATTAGGAGCTTTGGGTGAGTTAGTTGTCCAAGCCTTCTTAACAGAATACTGCGACTTTGTTTATCCTACGCAGGACAAGCATCCAGCAGACATAATGTGTGAGTTATCAAATGCAAAATATACAGTACAAGTCAAAAGCCGAAGAGAAACTAAAGAGGGCAAATATGTTTTTGCTAG